ACCAAGAATGACTTCTTCTACTTGAAGGTTGACGAACTAGCAGTTAAGGGTAAGACCATAGGCATCCGAATCTATACCGTTCTCAGTGATATGGATTGGATGATGAAGAATACTGATTGGGGTATAGCAGAGAGCCAACATGAGAAGATGCACGAATATTATCGTAATCAACAATTTGATAACGCTATTAGATTATGTAATGATTTGATGAATGAATTTGACGGTAAGATGAAAAACTATTATAATATGTGGATTGAGCGTTGTGAGTTTATGAAGACACAACCACTTGAAAAGGATTGGAACGGCGTATTCATCGCCACCACAAAATAGGAGAGGACTATGAGTAAGAATTATTTTTCACTGAAGACGGGTCATAAGGCCTCAGATGAATTCTTCAAACGATCACCAATCTATTGCGACAGTGATTTGATCAAACACAGTGCGGTTTGGTTCATTATTGGAATCTGTATCGGATTGCTCGCATATTATATTATTTAAAAATATAAAAGAAATAGCTTGACAATGCCTTTACATTGTGTTATGATCTACTTGTAGATTGGTTTTAAAGAGAGTTATAAATATGAATATGGATGTATACCTTCACACATTTCTTGCAATGGGTGCTATCGGAGCTGCTTATTACGCAGGGAATTATTTTGCAAAACCAGCGGTTGAGGATATCGTTGGGTCTATGCTTGACACCCTAGAGAAAGAGGGTTTCGTTGAAACGTCTCTAGATAAGGACGGCGACAAAGAATTGGTTCCTATTTCAGAATTGATCGCGACTGCGGTTAACGAATCTAAAAAAACAACTTGACAAATCTTAAAAATTAGTTTATAGTTATATAATGAGCGGTATGCATTTATTGCCTGTGTATTATTCGACTACGAATACTCGCAAGCGCAAACAGAAAAAGAAGTCGGCCTCTGTCCTAGAGGCAGAGCGACAACACGCCAAGTTTCTCAAGAAGATGGGTGTATCTGGACTCAAAGAAACTAAACCTAAACGGAGTTTGGCGCAGTCTGGTAGCGCACCTGCTTTGGGAGCAGGGGGTCAGAAGTTCGAATCTTCTAACTCCGACCAATTCTATAACCCCACAATGGCTAAACCAGAACCAAATATATATAGTGGTGAGCGTAAGCTTATTGGTATTGCCACTATGCATAAATCTAACAGTGTCCCCATTTTCGAGGACAACAAAGAACTTGCAACAGAGATTGCAAGGATGAGGAGATAACGTGAAAATCGAAGTACGAAATAATAATGTTGACAAGGCGATGAGGATTCTTAAAAAGAAACTCACCGAAGATGGGTTCTTTAATGAACTACGAGAACGAGAGCATTATGTATCGAAGGGTGAGAAGAAGCGACACGAACGTGCTGCATCTAAACGCCGGCAGAAACGTAATCTTGAAAAACGAATGGAAGAACAGGGATACTAATCCAATGCCACGCAAGAAGAAGATAACTGCTACTACAGACAACAGTGAGTGGGAAGCGCCTAAGAAACGCAAACCTCGCAAACCTATGACTGATGAGCAGAAAGTTGCTGCATCAGAACGTCTTGCAAAAGCAAGAGAAGCCAAATTAAAAAAGAACCCTGATTATGGACAGACTAACATTCATGCAAGTCTACGGAAACTTCCTGATGATCACCAATTAAGTCCTGCTAAAGTTAAGCAATGGATCAAAGTACAGAAGGACTATGCGAAGTCTGAACGTGCGGGTGTTCGTCAAAAGATTAAGGGTGCAGAAGCAAGACTTGCTGACCATGAAGCGTATGTTCGTAATATGCAAGCATACCTTCGCACAGGGACATGGGTTGATATGTTCTATGGTGAACAACAACAAGGTAAGATTCGCAACAGATGTGTTGCAATCGCTTACTACTGGTATGGTCCGAAGAAGGGCCAACCAAAAAGAAATGTAGGAACTTTTTACCCTGATATGGGGTGTACCTATACACAAGAAATGCTTGAAGAGGATAATGGATATGAGCGACCAAGAGACGACACCACCGGAGAACGTGATAAAGGGCCCGTGGTCCGCAAAAAGCGGAAGAGAAGTAAAGCTTCCTGATAAGGATGTTCTTGCACACCACCAAGATATTCAGTTCGCTGAAGAACTTACTCAGAGTTTGATGGTTCAGATGATTCATACGATGAGTGAGAATGGTATTGCTGTTGGTGAGAAAGATTTCATTCGTGATATGGCCATGCTGATTGAGTTGGTTAAAGGTTCTATTTACAGGGATATGGAGATGGTTCATCCAACACACAAATTCATAGAGGAATTTGTTGATATTATGGAATCTGGTGATACATATGAAACAGAGGTTGATTTTGATACCATTACTGAACTTGCAAATTTGATAGAGGATGAAGATGATGACCCAGAAATTTCATGAACCATTTAGTCCAGCAATCCTAGAGACAACAGTGACAAAACGATTTGTAAAAATTGTTAACGATGTGTCTGATGATGTTCTATCTAGTGAAGAGAAAAGTAAGAAGTGGGATTGGTCAGGCAAACTTGTTGGTAAGGTGAGTAAAGAAGTTCTGATTCCTCTTACTAGTGAAGAAGACAAACAATATCTTCTCAAAACTGTGAAACAGGGTTGTCTTGATTATCTGAATTATATGATTAAGAAGGGGAGAAATAATCCTTGGACTCGAATGAACACTGGAAATTGGAATAAAGAACCTACATTGGATAATATCCATCTAGATCATAGTTGGGTAGTTAGTCAGTATGCTGGTGAATTCAATCCTTTTCATCATCACAATGGAGATTTTTCTGGTGGTATATATCTCAAGGTGCCGGAAGGTATGAATGATGAATGGGACGAAGATTTCCAAGACCACTATCCTGCAAAGGGCTTGATCGAATATGCATATGGTGAAACACAGTCTTTTAGATGTGACAATTTAAAATTCAAACCAGAGGTTGGTAAGTTTCTTGTATTCCCCTCTTGGTTGAAACATCTTGTGTATCCATTTTCAGTAGATGGTGAACGCCGCATGATGAGTTTCAATGCGTCAGTTGTTGGTCAAGGTGAACCGCCGACAAAGAGTTATAAATAGAACGAAAGAATAATTATGATATTAGTTGATATGAACCAGATTTCAGTTGCATCCGTAATGATGCATCTGCACATGACAAAGCAGACCGCACCTGATGAAGATATGGTTCGCCATATGATCCTCAATTCCCTACGCATGTATCGCATGAGGTTCTGCGATGAGTATGGTGAGCTGATTCTCTGCTATGATTCCAAACACTATTGGCGCAGAGACTATTACCCTGAATATAAGCACAGTCGTAAGAAGGGTAGAGAAAAATCCACAAATGATTGGGATGCTATCTTCGAAGTGTTGAACGCAGTCAAGGCAGAACTGAAAGAGTTCTTCCCATACAAATTTCTAGAGGTCTACGGCGCAGAGGCAGATGATATTATTGCTGTGCTTGTTGGTGAATTAGAGTTTGACAACGGTAAGACGTTGATCCTGTCAGGAGACAAGGATTTCATTCAGCTGCAGAAGTTCCGTAATGTAACACAGTACAGCCCAATCACCAAGAAATTTGTGAACGGTGTTGATCCAGATATCTATCTGAGTGAGCATGTTCTAAAGGGTGACAGCAGTGACGGTGTTCCTAATGTGTTATCTCCAGATAATACCTTTGTGGACGGCATCCGACAGAAACCCCTAAGTAGAAAGAAGATTGCTGCGATGATTGACGGCAATTTTCCAAATGATGAAGTCAAACGTAACTACCAGAGGAACAAGAAATTAATTGATTTAAAAGAATCACCACCTGAGTTATTTACTGAAATATTGAAAGCGTACCAAGAGGCACCAGAAGGTGACCGAAGCAAACTACTAAATTATTTTACACAGAAGAGGTTGCGTAACCTCGTTGAATCGATAGGAGAATTCTAATGGCGATAGACACATATACACGCAGTTTTGCAGAGATTTTGACACAGGTTTCTAAGACTAAAAGCAAGAAGGAAAAGGTAAGTTTTCTGAGGCAGTACCAGACAGATGCACTTCGCATGATCTGCAAGGCATCCTTTGATCCTAAAATTGAATGGGTGCTACCGGAAGGTGATGTACCATACACGGTGAATGATGCTCCAGAAGGAACAGAACATACTCAGCTGCAGCAAGAGGTCCGCCGACTGTATCACTTCATCAAGGGTGGTAATCCTGCCCTAAATCAGAACAAACGTGAAATGATGTTTGTCCAGATGCTTGAGGGTCTTCATGCAGATGAGGCCGAACTATTGATTGCTGCAAAGGACAAGACCCTGCATCGTAAGTACAAGGGTCTATCGGATAACGTGGTCAAGGAAGCATTTGATTGGGATGATGATTATATCCGAATCGAACAGGAACAATATCCTCAGTCTAAAGGACTCGCCAATGGCTAACTTTTTTTGAGTTTCCTTTAGAATCAATGACTTAGCGGCTACGATTTTTGTTGACAAACTCTGTTATATGGTCTATACTAAGGTATAAACTAAGGAAACAAAGGAAGAGACACGATGAACAACGAAATGACCACCCTGATTGAGAACATCAAAGCAGACTACCTCAACTGGACCACACGGTGTGCAAACAGTGCTGGTCGAGGTGGACTCAGCGACACCAATAAGGAGATGATCGCAAGATTCAACGAGAAAATCACCTACAAGCCGGGTTCCAAATACATCAAGGTATTTACCGAAGGTGGTAGCGTTTGGGGTTTTGTTGTCAACACTGACAAGGACAAGAAGTTCAAGAAGGGTGACATTCTGAAAGCCGCTGGTTATGCTGCTCCTGCTCGGAACAAAGCACGGGGAAACATCGTTGAGGGTGGTTACACCATCAACTGGACTGGCCCCCTTTACCTCTAGGAGATTGATTATGAAGAAGATTGCAACAATCGCTATTGAAACCATGTTTATGTTAACCCTATTTGCGGCAGGGTGGTTTGCCCTCGTCGTACTTTAGGGGTTGAGATATGAACTACGTCAATGTCATAGGTTCCACGAAGAAGAAACGGGCTCTCGCTGAGAGTGCGGTTACTTTCTGCATCAGTGAGTTGATGCCTCGTATGCGAACCCTTGAGGTTGAGTTGAACTTGAAAAATCTCAAGACTGAGGGAGTTTGTGGTTGGTGTTACGAAGGTGACGGCAATCGTGACTTCTACATTGATGTTGATAAGAACCTTGATGATGAAGAACTGGTTGAGACTGTGTGCCATGAGATGGTACATGTCTGGCAGGGTGCTACTCGCAAGATGAAAGACCTGACTTGTGGTCGTAAGATGTACATGGGTAAGGTCTATGATGATACTACTGCATACAGTGATGAGCCTTGGGAGATTGAGGCATATGGTATGCAGGGTGAACTATTGGAAAAATTTAAAGAGGAATATGTGATATGAGTAAGATGAATAATTGGATGATGGCCATCGAAGATTTCTGTAATGGATACGATTATGGTGAGGGAGTTTCTGACTTCATTGCTGATGAGATTGTTGAGGATGCTGAAATGTATTTTAAATCTACCGAAGCAGCAAAGTATGCTCGTCGGTATATCACTACACAAATGGGTGAGATGTGAGCGGTATTGAAGCGTTTCAGCAACTTGGTGAAGCAGCAATAATTGGGTTGTTACTTTCTGTACCGCAACCAAACATACCTGATAGGTCATCTGAGTGTCTTGCACTCAACATGTATCATGAGGCAAGGGGTCAGGGCATCGCAGGGGAACTTGCGGTCAGCGCTGTCGTATTGAACCGTGTTAATGATAAAAGATATCCTAATACCATCTGTGAGGTGGTAGAACAGGGGCCCACACGCGCATCATGGCAAGACCCCAAAGTGAGATACCCTATTAAACATAGGTGTCAGTTTAGCTGGTTCTGTGATGGTAAGAGTGATACACCCCGTAACAAAAAGATATATAATAGGATGTATAGTCTTGCAGAAGGAATTCTGAATAATGAGATTTCCTTCCTAGACATCACTGGTGGCGCAACGCATTACCATGCTGACTATGTATTACCCGCATGGGCAAAGACAAAAACTAAGACTGTAGAGATACAGGATCATATTTTTTATAGATGGGAATAATGAGTCACTTTAGGTTTATTGAGAAGAGCATTGACGTAAGTTCTATTCTTGCTGATATCAAGAATGAGGATTGGGCTATAGCAGGATCACTACAAGGTGCTGCTGGAGATACAAAACCGTATGGATTCCTACCTCTCACAATGGCCGCAGTGAAGAACGCTGATGATGATCCTTCGAAGACTGAGTTACAACAGAACACTCCTATGTACTACCGTTATCCCGGCATTAGGAAATGGTTGAAGACTTACAAACTACATCGACATTCCCGTGCTGCGTTCTTTAGGTTACGGCCGGGTGAGACATTGGGACGACACATTGATGAAGGTGACTATTACCTAACACGGGATAGGTATCACCTATCACTACAGGGTACTTATCTGTATACAGTTGAGGATGAATCGCACCAGATAGAACCCGGCACATTTTTTTGGTTCGACAATAAGAGAGTTCATGAATCGTATAACAATGGCGATATTGATCGTCTGACTTTTGTTTGGGATGTTCCCAAGGGTAGAAGGAATCCGTAATGGCAGAGGTAATATCACTAACGGACTTGATTGAGACTAGGCTTAAGAAACAACAAGAGATAGAATATTATCAACAGTCATTGAAAAGATTGACAAAGAAGATTGGTGAGTTGAATACGGAAGTCAGTATCACCACGATAATTATTGACATGATTGAGTCCGAAAGGGTCTTGACAATTGATGAAAAACAAGGTAAGATGTTACTATTAGATGAGACAAGGAAAGAAGAATGAGCGCTGTTATGGATACGATTGAGGAAATGCAATGAATATTTTCTACCTAGACCGTGACCCTAAGATTGCTGCACAGATGATGTGTGACAAGCATGTGGTCAAGATGATACTAGAGAGCGCACAGATGCTCTCTACAGCGCATCGTGTGCTTGATGGTGATAAGTATGCTGAAAAGATGGGACTATACAAGTTGGCTCACAAGAACCATCCTAGCACCATTTGGGTGCGAACATCAAAGAAAAATTATTGGTGGTTGTGGAAACACTATGATGCTCTAATGAACGAGTATACTCATCGTTATGGCAAAATACATGCGACATCCAGATTGCGTGATGCTCTATTCAAACCACCTACTAACATTGATGTTGATGCTCCTCTCACTGCTCCACCACAATGTATGCCTGCATACTGCAAAGGTGATGATACAGTGAAAGCATATCAAACATACTATATAGTAGAGAAGTCAGGTTTTGCAAAATGGACTAATAGAGTACCACCAAAGTTTTTCATGGAGATGAATGATGACGAGGGAACCTCATTGGGACTACATGAGTCGGAGACTTAGAGAGGAAGATATGAAAGAATCTTTACATTCGGTATTGAGTGAGAGGCAAAAGATGGAACTCAATAAGATTTATAATGATGCTAATGAGATAAAGATTTTAAAATCTCAGGCAGAAGAGTTGCAGGGACAACTACAAGCGGCTTATAAGAGAATAAAGATTCTAAATGAATCTGTAACTGAACAACGTGACAAAATTTTTAGGTTGGAAAAATTGGTTCCAGCTAAACAATTGGAGTTTGAATTTTAATGAATGGTGAAGATTCGTTTGAGGCAGTACAATATGTTCCTGTTCTCAAAACTGATTTTATTATGAAGACAACTCTAGATAAAGAGTTATGTAATACTTTAATAGAATTGGCAGGACAAAAACTAGAAACTGGTATTGTCGATAACCTAGAAGGTGTTCGACGAACAGGTTGGCATCTTCAATTGGACAAGGACATTGCGCCTTATCTACAGAGAGTTTCAGCAAAGGTTGAACATTGTATTTCCACCAGATTAAATTATCCACATTTCAATAAACGCAAACCAGCTTCAATGAAAAGAAATGGTATGCAATTTGTTGTTGCAATGTATAATGCTTGGATTAGCTTCTATGATAATAATAGTTTTGTTCATCCTCATTGTCATGAAGAAGCACCTAATTTTTATTCTATTGCAGCATATCTTTCGACAGGAGACAGTGACACAAGTTTAAGCTTTATGACAGATGAATCACCATCGCATGGTATTAATAGGCCAAGAGTTGTGTGTAAGCAGGGAGATTTAGTTATTTTTCCATCAAATCTATATCACTATACGAATGATACATCTGATGGGAGAATTGTATTATCTGGAAATTATTATGCTGGATATATGCCAAACATTAATATGGGAGAAGGATAATGCCGACATATACATTTATGAATTTAGAATCTGGTATTGAATACGATGAAGTTATGTCAATGACAGAATACGATAAGTATATGGAGAACAATCCAAATGTTGAGAGAATCTTTCAACCAATCGCTCTTGGTAGTGATCATATGATGGGTGTTGGACCAAAGGTGGATGCCGGATTTACAGAGAATATGCAGAGGATATCAGCAGCGCATCCTAATTCAGCAATGGCAGATAGGTATGGTAGTGGACGAACAAATGCACAAATTAAAGCACAGGGTATAGTGAATAAACACAAAAAGAAATAAATATATATATATGATGTGGGCGAGAAAATCATACTTCAGCACCGATGCACAGCGTCTATGTAAGCTTGGAAGTCACTCCGCCCTTACATCAGAGGGGGGTGCCGGTTGCCCCCCTCACCCTAATATGGAAGCAGAAAATGGCAGCACAAAAAAATAAAGAAGTAAGCTCTAAAGACCTTGTTGTAATCAAACCAATCACTGAAAATCAAAAGGTTATATTCGATACATGGAAAAAAGGACAAAACCAATTTCTATTTGGTGCGGCTGGAACAGGTAAAACTTTTGTCTCATTGTATCTTGCTTTGCAGGATGTAATGGATTTAAAGAAACCATATGACAAAGTTATTTTGGTGCGTTCTCTTATCCCAACAAGAGAGATTGGATTCTTACCGGGTGATGAGGAAGATAAGTCTGCACTGTATCAAGTGCCGTATCAGAATATGGTTCAGTTCATGTTCAAGATGCCAAATGAAACAGCGTTCAATTCTCTATATCCTAAGTTGAAGGCTCAGTCATCTTTATATTTTCTATCAACTTCTTTTCTAAGGGGGTTGACATTTGATAATAGTATCATTATAGTAGATGAATGCCAGAATTTAAATTTTCATGAGCTAGATACGATTATCACCAGAATAGGTCAAGATTCTAAAATTATATTTTGTGGTGATTTTGCTCAATCAGATTTACAAAGGACAAACGAGAAAAATGGTTTACATGATTTTCTAAGAATACTAGAAGAGATGAAAGAATTCAATTGTACAGAGTTCACTATTGGTGACATTGTTCGGTCTGGCTTTGTGCGTAGTTATCTAATCAACAAGACCAAAATGGGAATAGGAATGGAATAAAATGGATATATCATTTAATACAAAACCAGCAGTAAGTTTCATGTCTGTTGGTTTCGACAGTGAAGTGATTGAAGAACTTAATACACATATAGACGATGAACTGATTGATGCTATGGACCGTGCTAAAGGACCAATCAAGTTTTCCCATACACTTGATTATGTGGGAAAGATGTTTGGTGATTATATCTGTAGGTTGAGTAATACCTACATGAAGGAAGCTAATATTGATATTGTCACTAATGAAAAAGCGTCTGAATATGCTCCATCGATCACAGGTGATGAACACAGAGAATACAATCCTAAAATGCATTCCATGAGCATTGAAAGAATTTTTTCTGGCACTACTCAACAAGGCAATACAGATGGAGAGTTGTCTTGTATTCTATATCTCAAAGTGCCAGAACAAGTTGCTGGAAAGGTTGAGTTTGCCGATTATGGCACTTTCGATGATGGCAAAGAAGAAGTAACCAATGGGGGATACACACACCTCTCATGGGGAAGTATCAGTGAAGCCTCATTTTTAAAACCTGTCACAGAACAATATCTTAAACCAGAAGTTGGAAAAATGATTATGTTTCCATCTTGGTTAAATTATGTAGTGATGCCTTTCTCTGGTGATGGAGAGAGCAGAATCCTAACAGCTAATGTTAATTTGCCGGAGAAACAAAATGAACATTGAACAACTTAGAAAACAATTGGAAGTGGATGAAGGATGTGAGTATAAGATTTATAATGACCATCTTGGTTACGCTACTTTTGGTATCGGTCATCTTGTTAAGGAATCTGACCCAGAAAAATCCCTTGACTTGGGCACCCCCGTTTCTTCTGAGCGAGTCGCTGAAGCCTTCGAGTCGGATATCCAAAGCGTCTTGCGAGACTGCCACATCCTTTACTCAGACTTCCACACTTTGCCAGAAGAAGCTCAACAAGTGATTGCCAATATGATGTTCAACCTTGGGCGTCCAAGACTATCCAAGTTTGCTGGAATGAAACGTGGTGTCGATGCGAGAGATTGGAATCAGGCAGCAGATGAAATGGTTGATTCAGCATGG